GCAGAAGTAAACAGATCACTGCCTTCAGTTACAGTAAACGACTGCCCGGCACTTGCTCCATACCACTCATTGAAAGACATCTCAACACCGTCAGCTTTTCCTATTAGCGCACGGATGTCAGCATCATTAATGCTGGCTAGGGTTGCCGTAGTTCCGCCAGCCTCGATGTGTATCTCATTGAGGCTTATTGTGCCACTAGCCGGTAAAGCCATTATATTGTCCCGTAAGCCGTTACGTTACCTACTACAGTTAAGTTACCAGTTGTATCCAACTTGGCCTTAGACGTGCCGCCATAGCTTATAATAAGGTCATTACCTGATACTGAGAACTGCCAGTCACTTGCTCCACCCTCAATGGTTGGGGTAGTAAGAGCAGGAGATGTTAGGGCTTTGTTCGTCAGGGTCTGTGCGCCAGTTAGAGTTGCGACAGTAGAGTCTATGTTCAGTGTGGCAGATCCGCTGGTAGCGCCACCTGATAGACCTGTACCTGCAACCACAGCAGTAATATCGCCGGTGTTAGTGGTGTACCCAGAGTCGTTAGTCCACTGCGAGATGTTGCCTGATTTGTTGGTCAGGGTCGCTGTGCTAGAGGCTGTCAAATACGTTGATAGATCAGGCGGAGTATAAGTAAACACGCCACTAGTATTATTGTAAGCTAGGTTAGCTGTGCCAGCAGATGCAACTGTAACGGAAAGATCAGTTAAGGATATTCCGCCACCACCGCCAGACTGTGCAACCCAAGAGAATGACCCATCGCCATCAGACGCTAATACCTGACCAGACGTTCCGTCACCTGACACATTAAGCTGTGTCGCGCCAATGCCATTATCGGTTACATTAATAGTTGCAGAGCCGCTAGTAGCACCACCTGACAGGGCGGTCCCAGCTACAACCGCAGTGATGTCGCCTGTGTTTGTTGTATAGCCAGCGCCATTAATAAGCTCATTGTTGTTAGTGGGTATTGTAGGCTTGCCTGTTAGGTCAGCGTATGCCCCAGAGAAACTAGAGGTTCCATAGCCTGAATCATTAGTCCACTGGGATATGTTGCCAGACTTATTTGTAAGGGTGGCAGTGCTGCTCGCTGTCAGGTAAGAGGAGAGATTTGGTGGCGTGTAAGTAAATACGCCCGTGCCGCTGTTATACGCAAGATTAGCCGTGCCAACCGATCCAACGGTGACCGACAGATCTGTGAGCGCAATTCCTCCTGCACTGGACCAGTAAGCGTTAGCACCAGATCCCGCGCTAGTTAAAACCTGCCCAGACGTTCCTGTGCTATTTGTCAGCTCTATCTGCCCGGTAAGGTGGACATTTTGCAGCTGGGTTCCGCCAGAAAGAAGGCTGTCCAAAGAATCCAAGTTGTTGTTTAGCTTGGTGCCCCACGTTCCGTCTGAGCCGTCAACCTCGGGCTTTACTAGGCTATACGTCGAAGTATTAGAGTCGGCCATTGTCTACTCCTATGCGCTTTCTAATGCAGAAATTCGCGCTTCAAGCTCTTGCACGGTTTTAACTAAAAGAGGCACAAGCTTAGCCTGATCTAATCCCTGTAGTTCCATCTCGGTGTGCTCTACACCGTCTTCATCTACATAAGTGTGGGTTGCGTCTTTTACTCCTGAAACAGCATCTGGAACAATAGCTTGCACCTCATGCGCAAGAAATCCGTTAGTCCTTTCTCCGCTGGACGCCCACCTAAAGTTAACCGGATTAAGCTGTAAAAGAGACGCGGTAGCGCCATCTATGTCTTGTACATCTTCCTTAACCCTGTAGTCTGACGTTGTTGCATATACCGTGGTTCCACCACTCAGCGATATGGTGCCAGCAACATCTCCAGAGCTCCGCTTAAATGTCTGCAAATAAACATTAGAACCCGCGTAAGCGTGGCTTGCCTTAAACAAAGCGTTAGGCGCTTGAATCGTTGAGTTTACTGATGTGCGAAACTCGGCGCTCTTAGAAGAAAGGAACGCGTTTTTTACGGTTGTTGTTTCGTCTGTGACTACTACAGCATCAGTATATGCCGATGTGTTATCGGGGTCTGCCAGAGCGATGACAAACTGATTATCAATTCCGCCAATCTTTGGAGCCAAATATTGCCCTAAAGCGTTGTCTGACTCAAACGACATCATTGCGCGAGAAGGTGAGGTAGTGCCTGTGTTTTTAACAACAAAAACAGGGTCCGCGTTTTCTGCGTCTGCCTTTACCTGCACGTTACCACTACCAGCTATGTTAAGTAAGCTGTTTGTGCCATCATGGAAAATCTCAAGATCTGTTCCAGAGCCAAATGTAGCCTTAACATTATCGTTGAGCTGGGCGCCACCAGCAGGGGTAAGCAAGCCTGATGCAGACAGGGTCGTGAAGGCTCCGGTTGATGTCGCGTTTTCACCAACGGTAGTACCATCAATAGATCCGCTGTCAATGTCAATCCCGGTAAGAGGCAATGGCGTCGAGCCGCCAAGCAAATTGTCCAGCTTTGCCCAATTATCGTTTAAGTAACCACCCCAAAGATTGGTATCAGCGCCTACGGCTGGCTTGTTAAAAGTGTAATTAGTCGTTGTTGTTGCCATCTTAAAATTCCTAAATTTTAGTTTGCGTTAACCCAGCTTGCAGTGCCAAGCGGTTTATCAGTCCAAATTGCAGACCCTAATGTTGCATCTATCCATGTTGCCGGGCTAAGAGGTACGCCTGCCCATATATCAACAAAGTTAGCCGAGGCGCTAGAAGTTTGCGTGCTGACAGTTTCCAGCAATATAGCTTCAATTAAGTCAGCGGACGTTGAACTAACCGTTGTGCTTACAGTTGCGTCAGCAGGGAATACCGCAGTCGCATACTTGTAATAGTTGTACTTGTATTGGCTATACAGCATATTAGGACAACGTCACGTCTATTGCACTAACAGCGAATGCCGCAACCTCTCCAGCGTCTATAGTCCTGCTCGTTGTAAGCGCAGAGGAGTTAATCATATTGCCACCAGACAGGCTGTCCCAAATACCAGCGTGAGTTATTGTTCCGTAACTTGCCTGCGCGTTAAAAGCAATATTGTCTGCGTTAGATGCCGTGCCACCAGCAACCGTGAACCCAGTAGATTGCCTCTGGTAACCCGACGCTGTAACCTCATGCCCTCCAGAAGTAGGATCTGCGGTATGCAATGAAATGTACAAAGTTCCTGCAGGGCTAATAGTGTCACCTTTAAAAAAGTGCCTCATAACCCTGCTTTCTAAATATGGAGTGAAGCTCATTAGTGAACCCCGTAGTAGTATTGATTGCGAGAGCGACCGGTGTCTAACCCTTTAACCCTCATGGATAAGCCAGATCCGCTGTATTTTGCCTTCTCTGACTCTTCGTTCAACTTTAATACCGATGAAGCGTACATTTGCGCCCATACAGCAACTCTAGCGTCATCACCCAAGTAAGGAGACGCCGCAACCAAAGCCCCGTACAGATACACGTCTGGTGCGTTTAACAGCAACCAGTTACTTGCGTTTGATCCACTTAACTCTGGAAGCTTTTGGAAATAAATCAGCTCTACATCAACTGATGAGCTTGGGGATGGCCACACCTCAAACTGAGTCTCAACATGACGATAATATCGCGGCTCACCCGCTACGTTCTCTCCGCTAGCTCTACGCTCATCCATTGCCATGCCGCTTAGGTACTGCAAAGGCATAGTGCCAGAGCCAGTAGATTTTAGGCGTATAGTCTCTACCCAGTCATCCGGTCTGGCAAGATATTGCGTGGTCATTGTAGAGGTTGCTCGATTCTCCATCCGCCAGTGGCGTACATCACGATTGATCTGAGACTCAGCAAGCGCGATAAACGTAGGAACGATTGCCGTTAGTTGTTCATTGCTTAACCAATCAGAAACTGCCGCCTTTAGTCCAGCATAAGTAGTTAGCCCGGTGGCAGCGTCTGGTGTTCTTATCCCCTCAACAGACTTGTCATACAAAGAAGCCCACAAAGGTATCCGAGAATCATCTTTAAGATACGCCTCCGCTTCTACAAGAGAACCATACAAGTAGGCGTCAGGGTAAGATGTTAAAAAATCGTTAGTAGAAACTGAATCAGAAAGCCCGATTATTCCCTTAAACTTTCTCTTCAGCTTAGATTCTGCTAGTTCAATAAAAGAAGGTATTGAGTTATCAATGTCTGGTCTATCCAACCAATCGCTTATTGCGGCTTTCAATCCTGAATAATTAGACAGGTTTGAGCTTGTGTCGGGAATGCGAATCTCGGCCACCGCTCGCTCATATAGGCCTGTCCACAGGGGAATACGAACATCATCCTTGAGATATGACTCAGCTTCTACGAGCGCCCCGTACAAGTAAGCATCCGGGTAAGAGGTTAGAAAATAGTTTGTAGTGTTTGAATCGGTGAGCGTGGTTATTCCTTTAAACCTTCTCTTGAGCTTGGATTCTGCCAACTCAATAAAAGATGGAACTGAACCATCAATGTCCGGTCTGTCTAGCCAATCACTGATTGTAGCTTGCAGTCCTGCGTAATCAGACAAATCTGAGTTTGTATCAGGGATGCGAACACTAGCCACCGAGCTGTCATACATGCTAGCCCATAACGGAATACGAGCGTCATCTTTAAGATATGACTCGGCCTCTATGAGTGCGCCGTACAAATACACATCAGGATAGGACGTTAGAAAGCTGTTTACAGTGTTTGTGGAGGAAAGATTTGTGATTCCCTTAAACTTTCTTTTGAGCTTAGATTCTGCCAGATTAATGAACGAAGGTATGGAACCGTCAATGTCGGGGCGGTCCAACCAATCACTAACTGCGGCCTGTAATCCTGAGTAGCTAGAAAGGTTTGAGTTTGTATCAGGAATGCGTATTTCAGCTACTGCGCGATCATATAGACCCGTCCATAGCTGTACGCGCTCATCTGCCCCCAGAAACGGCTCTGCTTCCATTAGAGAGCCGTATATGTAAGCGTCCTGATACTTTAGAAAGAATGGCGTTGTCGGATTCGCTGAGCTAATTGTTCCAACATCACGGAACCTTTTAGCCAAGCGTTTTTGCGCCAAATCGATAAAATCTGATATCTGGTTTGTTAGATCATCCCTGTTCAGGTAGTCAGCAACCGTTGCCTTCAGATCCGAGTAATTGTTAAGTGCCATAGTATCTCCAGTCAATGCCCGATTTTAACATTATTTTCACCCCAGCGCTTGATTGATGCTATAATCTCTGCGCGATTTAATCCTACTTGCGGCATACAGCTAAACAGGAGACTACTAATGCCATATAAAGATGTAACCTACGACAACGGCCTCACTGAGCGCTTTTACTACGATGAAACCCCTCTCGAGGAAGCTAAGCGCATGGCCAGAATAAACCGTGTTGCTAAATTCCCGTCAGCAAACCATCGCTCTTCTGTGCATCGTCAGAGCTCATCTGAGAAATCACAGCGGGAGACAAAACGCCCATAACAGCAACCGGCAATAATTCTTTGTTTTCAAGCGCGACCCGCAGGCCTTCAATACCTTTTTCTACTAGTATTTTTCTTGCGGTTCGCACATCTTCTCTTTGTGGTAAATTCATTGCATCATCCCGGCTTATGTTTGCCAGTGCTTTGCGTTGCAATGCAGGCTCGACATTCAAGGCAAATGTAGGATTCTCATCGAGCTTGTCTAAAAATTGTTTAGTTGCCGCCCCTGAACCTTGCCCCGCTTGCCAAGCGCTTTCGTAGTCTTCGTAGCCAGTTTGTATTTTTGCTCGAGTAACTTTAGCTCCTGTTAGCCCCTCAATTTGTTGACCTAGCTCACCTTTCAGCTCTTTACCTAATGAAGAGCCAGTGCGTTCTGCGCCTATTGGTGTATAAATGTCGCTAATTAAATTAACACCTTTACCAGTGTCTACCGCAAAGAATCCATACTGTTCAGCTAATGCACTTAGCTCTGCCATTTTCTCTGGCTCAGGTGACTGGTCGAGATCGATTGTAATCCCGGTGCGCTCAGAAACTTTTGTTTGGCTATCAGGTATTACACGGTGATATGCGCCGGCGTTTTGCACATCTATATATGCCCGGCTAGACTCGCCAATATCTAATAATCGCGCCTCTGTAGGTATTACTTCTCCGCCGCTTGACTGCACTAATGGCCTTGCCACCTTACCCGGGTTTATTTCTAATATTCCGGTCGATTGCGGCGTATATGCTCCCACCATCGTTTGTGTAGGTTCTGCAAGTAGTCCGCCGCTTGAGTACAAATCATCAATACCCTTAGAGCTCATCCAACTGGCAACATCCTCAAACTCTTGGCGCTTATCATACGGTAGTCCTAACAGGCCCTCGAGCTGACCAGTGCCTGCGCCGGGTGCCTGCTCGTAGGTAGCATTGACAGCGTATTTATCTGCAAAGTCTCCATAGTGTGTCGCGGCATCTTCTCCAACAATATCACCCGCCCTGATCTTAGCGCCTGACCATGCCGCCGCTTGCGTGTTCAAATTATCCCAGTCTGTCCTGCCGTCTAGCTTCATTTGATTTAAACGATCTTGGATGACCAGCATGTTTTCATCCATAAAAGCGTGTTGCTGAGGGCTAAACCCTGCGTCCCACGGTTTTCCATCAGGGTGAGTGTACCCAAACGCCCTACCCTGCCAAATGTCGTTTACAGCCGTGTCTGCCTGCTCCGGGTTCCAAGACACGCTTAAATTGTCTGCAAATGGTTGCCGCTTAGGCCCCAGTCGAGAGCGCTCACCAGATAAAGCATCTTCGATTAGTGGGCTCTGGTTACCGGGGAATCGGCCAGTTGCCACAGGTAGTCCTGCGGCTTTTTGGTTTATTCCTTTTATGGCAAACCCAAGGTTGCTGTCTACGTTAGTCCCCTGAGAGGTTATTCCAATTGCATCTGCAACACCTTGTCTCTGACCCGGCGGACTGACTTGATTAATCCAGTTGCTACTATCCTGATACCAGTCAGCCCCAGCCCGACCCAAATCGACATCACTAATGTATGACGCAATCATAGACTCTACCTTCTCTGGAGTGTCTACCCCGGCAGGACCTCCAATATACTGTCCGGTGGTTGCCACTCTTTCTCCAGACTTGCCTACGCCCTCACGGCCTACTTTGGTCAATAGCCCGTCTATTTCTGAAGCCATAGACTTTACATTAAAATCATCAACTTTTTTTGCTATTTCCTTCGCAACCTTTCCAACGACGGGAATACTTGACAATAGGGTAGATGCGCCGTTGAGGACCATGCCCGCAGTGTCGCCTGTATCTTTTGCATCCGCAAGGTCGGTTAGCGCAGTAAAAAAGCCTACCGGAGTAAAATCTAAAACGGCAGATACGTCGCGAGCCCTCCTGTAATCCTCTCTGCTTCCCCCAAGCATCTCACCCAAAGCACCTTCATAGGTTTGCCTTCTTGTGGTTGGAAGGCTCTGAATGGTGCCAACACCCGACCGCGCTAACTCTCTATCTCGCTCAGTCCCGGCTAAGTTATATTCTACCTGCTGATGAAACCAGTCTTGGAATGTATGAGGCTGATCGCTGGCCATATATCCTGCACCCAATAATCCCGCAACACCCGCCGCATCAGAAAGGCTGGAGGCGTCTGACCGGAAGTTAGGAGGTCTGGAGGCGTCTGACCGGAAGTTAGGAGGGTCTAAGAGCTCAAGCTCATTAGTCAGCTCATCGTCACTGCCAGCCCTAAAGATCTGCTGGCTTGTAGGCTCAAATGCATCCTGTGAGTAATACGGAGATGTATCACGCAACCCCGAGTCTGTAAAAACCTGATCCCTGTATTCAACATTTCTTGCCTCAACCTCGCCCATCAAACCTCGGTACATTCCGTAGGGAGAGCGTGCTCCAGCCTCGCCTACTGTCTCAGCATTAAACCTGTCAGCAATTTGCTTTTCGACCTTTAGGCGCTCTAGCTCATATGACTCCGATATCGACATAGAGCCCTGACCCACTTCTTTACTTTTTGCTTCAAGCTCTTGTAGTCTTTTGCTTCCAGCCGGAGTTGGTCCAACACCATCATAAAACGCATCCCTGATTCTTTCTTCTTTTTCAAAGCTGCTAGAAGAGCCCCCAGACGCAAAGCCTTCGCGGTCCTGAATGGCGTGCTGCAGCTCATGCAAGACGATTGCTCTTTGCTCAGCCGGTGAGCTCTTGCCGCTGATAACAATCACTTCAGGTGACCACTCTTGATTAGAGTTAAAATGGCCCTTTGCGTGAACCCCTTCCCCTGCTGGCATATTTCTGTCAACAATAAACTCGATGTCACCTAAAGGCCCGTAAGTGCCCCTAGATCCATACTCTTCAATCTCACCATCCATATCCATGACGGTGGGTTTTCTGCCGCCTTTCTCATATTGAGACAGCAATTCTGGGTCATCAACAATGTCAGCAACAGTGCCAGTGTAATACTGCCTTCCCTCTTCAATTTCAGGGATGTTAATTTTTGTCTTCGTGTTAGGCAGCTCTGTTTTCCACTGTCCGTCAGCCCCAATCTCCCATCCGGTACGCTGCCAGATACTGTCACGATCCATGCCCTCGTTTGACATCTTCTTGGCCATTCCCAGCAGGTCTTGCCGTCCAGCACCGAGTTTGGATAGAGACCCTAAGATGCTCGCATCGCTCTCTTCACTGGCGCCTATGCCAAGTAAGCCTGTCATTGCGACTGGAGCAGCTTGTCGAATAGTTATGTTGTCATACACTGGATGCTTTTTGCCTCGCATCTCGATCTCGCCAACCTTCTCGCCTAAGTTTGCGTGGCCCTTTCTTGTGGGCTTGAGTCTAGGCTCACTGGCTTCATTAGGATACCTAGCCAGCTCCACACCTTCAGGGAAATCAGTGTTTAACGTGTAGTAGTGGTTTTTTCCGTCATTGACAGAGACAATTGGGAAGCCGCCATCTGGGTCTGGATTATAACCTTCAGGAGCCTGAGTCCATTTCCAGCCTGTCTTTTTCTTTGCTAGATTTGTTTTAATTTTTCGCCCGGGACCTTTTGCGTCAGGGATGTTTGTAGCTTGCGTAGGCGCTACCTGAAACTTTGGCTTTCCATCAGGGCCAACGCCTAGTTGTGCGCTCTCCGGGTATTCCCCGGTAATGTCTTTTGGCCCATCAGGTCCCATCTCTAAGTATCTGCCTCCGGGGGTCTGCCCGAACGACTCTAGAAATGGCTTGTATGCTTTATCATTGGGGTCAAACATTCTCTGAGGTGCAGGGAATACGTTTCGCAGTAATCCAGCAGTACCAGCGCTTACATCTTCAGTGATCTGATTAGCAGGCTGTGTTGATTGTCCCAGCAGGCCAGAAACCTCTTCTACGATCTCCCTAGCCCTATCCCTAAACATCCGCTTTGCCATTGTGCCACCTTGATTGATTGATGTGGCCGATTATATCACGTTTTAAACGATTCCCTGAAGGTTCCTACGGATTGGAGCGTCCCAGTTAGACGTAGCCCTGTAGCCTATCGCCAAGTACCTTAAAGCGTCCGCACAGTGGCTTGTCCAGTCATGCAAAGGCCGACCCCTCCACGTCATTCCCTTGTCATCATAATCACGCCTGTACTGTCTCAGCGCATCTACACCGCGCTCGCATTTAGCCTCATCAAACCAACACCGGGGAATCAAGGACCGCACAGCTTGTATGCCATCATCAACATTAAGTTGCGGCGCTATTGTCACCGGTCGCACCCCCAGAGCATCTAGAGTTTCAAGTCGAGACTTTCCTGTGCCAAGCTCTCGTACCCTCACATCGTGCGGCAGAATATGGCTATCGTATATGTAGCCCTTTTCGTTCAATATGCGAGCATAATGGTCCAGACCTACACCACTGCATTCATAATAGTCTATAAGGCGCACCTCAGCCCCTACAAACTGCGCAAACCATATAGAGGTAGAATCACCTACCCCAAGATCCCAAGCCGTTACAACGCCAACAGAGCGGTCGTATGGCACATTGGTAATTCTAGACTGCGCCGTGGCCTCACGCATCTCTACGGCATAATACGCACCGTCAGCGTGGACCAGCATCTGACCTTCCCAGATGTGATCATAAAGATCGGGTCTGTTCTTTTTATCCTCTAGCCGCTCAGTCTCTAAAACCTCCGGAAAGAATGGGTTGTCTCGCCAGTTGATCTCAGATATTCGCATGGACTCTGGCGGGCTTAATCTAAACCGCCTATGCGTTGCAGAGTGCTTTGTCTCAGGGTTCCATGTGACCCAGATCTCAGAGTCCTCTTCCCGCACGGTAGGTATTAGCTTCTGCCAAGCGGTATCAGATACTCCCTCGGCCTCATCAACCCAGCACAGGATAATTCTAGCTTTGGATTTGATGCTATCTAGGTTTCTGCGCAACCCGGCAAACACATAGCTAATGTTGCCGTCCTTAGACCTGATGTACTTCTCGCCCATCTCGTAATAGGCGGCAAGCCAAGGAACACTGCGTATGGCAGACTTGACCTCCTCCAGAGAGGATTCATCCAGAGAGTTTAGGTGTTCTCGAGCACATAGGATCTGGCCCTGCTTTCCTTCCATCCCCCACTGGTAACCACGGACCGCAGTCATCAACGCAAACGATCTAGTCTTAGCGGACCCTCGTCCACCGTAGGCGCACCTGTACCGAGCCTCTCCACTGAAAAGGTCTACGATCTTAGGTGGTAGGGATATCTCAGCTTGGCTCATCGGATAGGGGCTCAGCTACAAGTTTAATCACGGTAGGCTTGAACGACTCGTCAGATGACGTGTGATCAATTTGCTGCTTGTCTCCATACTTGCGCGGTGACATTCTAGCTACCTTCCACTTGCGTGAATCTATCCTAAGTTTTGCTCGGTTGATTTGATTAGAGTCAGACTCATCGCCCAGCTCATCAGCGATATCTACGATCTCATCAAAATAGTAATCAGCCTGAAAGTCTCGAGCCCTCGCGTACTGTTCCGAAAACTCTTTTTTGTCAGGGTCTGTTACCCACTTCATCAACGTACTTATCACAGGCATAGAGTCATCACGGCAGATCTGTCGGGCGCTTTCACCCAGTGCTAATCTGCGGCAGATGGTGCTCGAAAGCTCATCAGTAAATATTGTTGGTCTCATTCTTCACATATACAGGGGCTCTGAAAACATCTACAGGCCCTTTCCAGTCGTTGTCTACATAGGTGTATCACATCATCAAGCAGCAGCTGGTCGCGATCATAGAGCGCCTGAGCTAGTTCTTGCACAAGCTCTAGGTCCGCGTCGCTAAGGTCACTGCCAATGATAAATTTGCTCATGGCTGGATTATACCACTATTGGTCATCTTGTATCTGCTCTGACCAACTAACTTCAATTGGAGCACCTAGGTGGCAGGCAGGGCAAAGTCCATATGCTGTGTCCTGCTCTTTGCTTAGCCAATACTCTAGGCCGGTCCCGCAATCATCACAAAATACTCTGGTCAAGGTCATGCCTGACGCTGGCTTTTCCTGTTTTTTTAACCAGCGGATGTTGTCCATTAGTCGCATACCTCATCTTCATCCATATAAGTCCTAGCTAGGTAGTCTAAGCTAATCGGCATCTCATCAAACTCACCGTCCTGCACCTCGTTGAGCATCCAGATACCACGCCAGCTATTGTTAGTCTGATAGTTAAGGTACTCTTCCGCGTGAGTGTAAAAGATCCCTGCGAATATCCCGGTCAATCTCTTGCCATCAGCCCTCTTGTTGAACGCTATGGCTCGGTCTTGAACGTGGCCCATCACCGTGGACATATGGAGCTTCTTTAGCATTAGGTCAGGGCTCGACACAGGGCGACCCATCACGCCTGAGCAGTGGTAGTGGGCATAACAGACGCCGTCAATCACCACGGGCTTCAGGAAATCGTGAACCTCCCAGCCCATCTCCTTGAGCATCAAGTCATCATAGCTCATCAGGCCCTCCAGCTTAACATCAGCATCGAGAGCCCGCTCGATACGGTACTCATGGTTACCAATGGTAAACACCAGCCGGGGGTTCCACTGCTTCTTCTTGTCGTGCTTTAGTTTGGCCTGCTCCTCCCTGATAGGGTCTAGGAAGGCTCTCATTGCGTTTATACCGGCGTTGACGTCCTCGACATACCTACGCCCCTCGAAAGACTTGCTGCCCTTAGCGTCGTGCTGAGACAGCGAGGGGAAGTCCCAGTGGTCTCCAATGTGGACAATGACATCTGGTTTTGTTTTGACGGCATACATTCCTGCCCAGCGGAGATGTTCCCACGACTGACCCGGCTTTGTTTGGGTGTCAGGGATAACCATGTGGCGAGGCAATGGCTTGCCTATTCTGCGTTTAAATAAATCTTTGAGGTAATCGAACATAGGGGGTAGCCCTCCGTGGCTATATTGTACACCAGTTGATCACTGGCGCAATGGGGCTGTATCTGCTTGCAATATGGCTTCGATAGCCAGTTTTTGTTGCGGAGTTACCCAGACGTGTAGCTCGGTCATGCCCTC